TTTTTAATCTGTCTTAATTTACAAAAAGGAAGCAAAGCGGAAAACAGCCCCCGCCCCGCGTTTATCTGCCAGCCTGGCAGCCCCCGCTTTTTTTTCTGTTTGCTTAGTCGGGGGCGTTTGCGTATAATATATATTATGTATACCTGGCAACCCCAACACCCAAGGAGGCGCGGGGGAGTGCGGGGTTGTCAGTCTTAAAATTGTTGATAGTAATGTAAAGGAAGTAGTGACATGTCAGATTGGGAAATGCTAACAGATAAAAATGTAGAAATGTTAGAAGAAGGTGTTGATCTTAGGGAAGAGTTTGCACATAAGTTAAAAGTGTTCCAGAGTGGTTTAATACCAGAGGAAATGCGTAAATGGCAATTAGCAGCGCATAAAGCGTATGATGAATTGAGTTATCGTGAAAGACAAGTCTTTAACAGAAGGCTTAATATGATGACATTCCCCCACATAGCGCATGGTCTGGATATATCAGTCAGTAGTGCTAAAACATATTGGCGCAGAGCCTTAATGAAGTGTGAAAAGTTTTTTGTAGACTAAAAATATAATTAGTGAACACAAAACTAAATTAGGGGGGTATGTTATGCCAAAAGGTAAAGGTAATTATGGAAGTAAGGTTGGAAGACCTAAAAAGAAAAAAAAGAAGAAGAAGTAATCATGGCTAAAAGAGGTTTATACGCAAATATCCATGCAAAAAGAAAAAGAATTAAAAGACAGAAAGCAAGCGGAGCTAAAAAGGTAGAAAGAATGCGTAGTAAAAAAAGTAAGTTTGCTCCTACCGCATCAGCTTTTAGGAAAGCAGCAAAAACTGCAAGAAAGAGAAAATAAATGCCAAAAAAATTAGATATAGATTCAGATAAAGTAGAACTATTAGCAAGTTATGCTTGTAGTACAGCTGAAATAGCTCGCTTCTTTCATTGCGATGAATCTACAATTAGAAAAAAATACAAGTCAGAATTAGAATCTGGTAGAGAGCAGATGAAGATAAAGCTTCGTCAGCTACAGTTCAAGCACGCAGCATTGGGGAATACTGCACTATTAATCTTCTTAGGTAAACAATACCTTGGTCAGTCAGAAAAACAAGAGGTAGATTTTAGTGGAAATTTAGAAACCATATTAAAAGAATGTGGATATGTGGATAACCCAATAGGCGATGCTAAAAAAGATACTGAATAAAGAAAAACTCTGGAAACTCATAGGGTATACACCCACACAAAATCAATTAGATGTTCATGATTCTGTGGCAAGATTTAGAGTAAATATACAGGGGCGTAGATCAGGTAAATCCTTTTCTGCCGCCGCTGAAGCTTTACCTTATTTACTTACTCCTAATACCAGGGGGTGGGTAGTTGCTCCAAATTATGAGCTTTGCGATAAAGTTGCTCGTCTTATTAAAGAATATGTGATATTAGAGCTTAAACTGCCTATAGCTGCTAAAAAAGAAATTTCAGGACAGATATACTATCTAAAATTAGAAGGATTAAATAGTGAACTATGGATTAAATCTTGTGATAATCCAGATTCATTGGTTGGTGAAGGTTTAGATTGGATGATTATTGATGAGGCAGCAAGAGTAAAACAGATAGTGTGGGAACAATATCTTAGACCTACACTTTCAGACAGGGGGGGTTGGTGTCTTTTTACAACTACCCCGCTTGGATATAATTGGCTTTATGATTTATATGTCAGAGGACAGTCAAAAGAATACTTAGATTGGGATTCTTGGCAGCACGCTTCCTGGGAATCACCATATTTTAAAGAGGACATGGATGAACTTAAGAAAACACTTACAAGAGAAACATTGGCTCAAGAGTTTGGAGCAGAGTTTACTTCTTTTGCAGGTAAGGTTTATGATTTTGACCGCAGAGTACATATTAATCAACACAAATATGATCCCGACCTACCTACTTACTGTAGTATTGACTTTGGTTTTAGAATGCCTTGTGTAAATTGGTTTCAGATTGAAAAGTCTGAAGAAGAGGATGGTATTGACACTATATATGTTTTTGATGAAATATGTCATGAGGAAAATGTAAAGACAGAAGATTTAGCTAAAATGGTTTGGGAAAGAGGATATAATGTACGCAGATATTTTTGCGATCCAGCGGGGGGTGGTGTTCAGGCTCAAAGTGGAATTGGTGATATAGAAATATTTAAAAGGCATGGAATTAATGTACAGTATAAAAGAGATAAGATTTCCAGAAATATTGCTAATGGTGTAGCACATGTAAGAACTTGGTTTGAAGACGCACATGGTAATCCTCATATTTTTTATGATGAAAAATGTAAAAACAGTATTAGCAGTATAGAAAATTATAGATACCCAGAGAAAAAGACAGATCAACGATTAAAGGAAGAGCCTTTAAAGGATGGTAGAAATGACCACCATGCAGATACTTTAAGGTACTTCATAGTAAACCTTTACCCTATTAAACAGAACAAGGCAGGAACAGTAGAATGGTAATAGTCAAAGACGCAACTCAAGAAGTAATAATAAATACGCTATCAGAACATTTCACCTATGTGGAAACTGAACGACATAAAGAGATTGATGAATTATTAGATTTTTACGAAGGAATCAATAACGAGCAATATGTTGAAAGATTTTTTTCTTCAGAAACTTTAAAGCAAATACCTGTATTTTCCCAGAATCTTACAAGGCGCGTTATTAAGGCAAGGTCTATGACATATAAACGACCGCCTGTAATGAATGTTGATGACAAGTATAGCGATTTTTCTAATGTTGCAGATTTGAATGCTAAAAGAAGACAATTAGAGTCTTTAACTTATTTATTAGGATGTATGGCTTTTCGTTCCAGGTGGAATGAAGATGCGCAGAAAGTAGAATATGAAAATTTAACTCATTTTGAACCATTGTTTTTGCCTTATGATGACAAGCCTTTTGGTATAGCATACTTTGTTCCAAGTTATGGATACTCAAGAGATGAAGCAAAAGACATGATGGTGGTTTGGACAGAAGACAGGGCTGGTGTTCCTGGAAAACATTTTGGCATCATAGAGGGTAGGAAAGTATCTTTTAATGAAGGAGATATTAATCCTTATGGTCTTTTACCAGTAGTATTTACCCACCGATACCCGCCGCTTCGTGGACAATTTTATTCTGCGAATGCTTCGGATGTTGTTTCAGCAGACTTGCACACTTCAATAGCAATGACAGAATTAGCGCTTTGTCTAAGATTTGGTGCTATTGGTATTCGCTATGTAACAGGAGTGGATGATGCCAGCAGAATAGAGTTAGGTGTTGATAAATTATTATATCTTCCAGAAGGAAGTAATTTTGGTATTACAGGACCAAGCGCATCAGTAGATCAGATAATTGATGGTATAAAATTTTATGTTTCTGCTACATTGTCTAACAATCACTTAAGAATTAAATGGGCTGACTCACACGGTAACGCTCCGAGTGGTAGTGCGCTTCGTATTCAAGAAATTGAAAATATGGAAGAAAGAATTGCGACAACTGAAGACACATATAGAGTATTTGAAAAGAAAAGATTTGAGATAGATAGAAGAATTATAGAGGTCCAAACAGGGCAATCTATTAGTGAAGAATATTCTGTGGACTTTGTAGAGCCTAAGATGTACTTAGACCCTCAAGAAGAAATTAACTACTGGACTTGGAAATTTGAACAAGGTCTGGATAATAAAATGAATTGGTATAGATATAATAATCCAGACATGTCTGATGACCAGATTAAAGCTTTAATTGCTGAAAATCAAGTAGTAGAAGAAGAGCCAGAAGAAAATCAAAATCAATTACTCAATAGATTAAGGTCATAATGCCAATACAAGACACGATTGTCGCGGCTCAAGAAGAATTTACCCAATCTTACGAATTAGCTGTAAATGAATTTGTAGACAATGCTAAAGAATTAGAAGAAAACAATGACTCCAATCAAGTTATTCTTGCGTTGGGAGCATTGGCGGTAGCAGACTATTGGCTGCAAGACCTGGCAATAGAAAGTGCAATAAACCAATACATGTTACGCATAGATTCTGTCCTTGACGATTTACGATTTTTTGGCAATATAGATGAATCAAGATTGCGTGCTTTTAGATTAGCTAATGAGAATTTAATTAGAAATTATTCTGTTTCATTGGGTGACAAGGTAAAACTTTCTGTGATTAGGGGAATATCGGCAGGACAAGACGCTTCAGCTATTAAAAACTTAGTATTAAGAGATTATTTTTTAAGGTCATCAAGTATTTCTACTTTTGTTCAAACACAAATTGCTGACTATGCTAACTTAGTAACACAATCATTAGCAGAAACTGCCCCTGAAAACACTAAATACATTTTTATAAATCCTATTGACAGTAAAACAAGACATGTTTGTACAAAAATGGTTTCATTCGGACCAATGACAAGAAAAGAGGTTGAAGCTAACTTTCCTGGGGCATTTGCTGATAGAGGTGGTCCTAATTGTAGGGGGTATTGGGATGTAGCTACTAATGAGGATAAAGAATTAGTTAGCGATGCAAAAAAAGAATTTTCTGACTTAAAAAGAAGATATAAAGAAAAAGGTAGATCATTGAGTATAAAAACACAAAAACAATATTATGATAAGAGGAAAAATGGCTAAAACAAAGTTTGACAAAATGTTTCCTACAAAGCAACAAAATGTCAGCACAGGAAAAAAAGCAGCAAAAAATCATAGAGATACTTTAAAAAGTGGTAAAAATATCTATGGTAAAAAAACTCGCCCTTTAACTGAAAATTATAGAAAAAGAAAACAAAGAAAAGTTCCTGGCGCGCCTAATAATTCTGATTTTTTCTTGTCTGGTAAAATGTTTAATAGTTTTGCAGTAGACAAAAGGGCTACTTCTTCCAAAGCGATAGTATATAAATTTATAACCTATTTACCTAAACAAGACTTACCAAGAGGATTATCTTCAAGGCATAGCGCGTCTACATCAGGTAATTATGTATACGCAAAAGACTCTGGTAAAAGAAGGATACCTAAATCTACAGAAAAGATTCTTGTAAACGATTTTACTAAGAATACAAAGGGCAACTTGCAAAAATTATTGCGCAACAAAAAGCCTTTAAAAGTAAA